TGGATAATTTTACTTCAACAAAGTTCTCTTCTGTTGTTACTTCTGGTTTTGGATCGTTGATCCCATCTCCCATAATATAGCCTAAAACTTTTATTGTTATTTTTGTCATGAAAGAACGTTCTTCTTCACCTAAGTTTGATGAATTATTAGTTTGTGCAAACGATTGATCAATAAAAGCTTCGTATCTATGGTCATTATATTCAAAAAGAAAGTGGTTTAGTTGCCCTGTTCTTGAAATAAACGGCGTTATCATATCATTCATCTGTTGCTGATATTCAGATCTTATATTTATAGAGTAGTTTATAGTTACATAGGTAGGCAAGGGCACGTTTACAGACTCAGTTACTATCTTTTTACTAGCTAAGGTCTTAAACTTATCTCTTGGATAAGCTGTTTGACCTTTTGAGTCCTTAAATCCTTTAGCAACAGCTCTATCAACAGTTTTTGATTGAACAACTCTTGTAATTGTTCTGTAAGGTCTGGACTTGTAAGCTCTAGGTGAAGTTTTGTCAACAGGTAAATCAGCTTGAACAGCTCCTTTAAAAGTTTTATCTTTAGAAACCTCGGTTCTTTCAATTGATATTAAAGGAAGCTGTAGTTTTCCAATAGCATCTCGAAAAGACCTATCATTTTTTATTTGAAACGTTCTTTCGGCAGATAACCAGAGAACAGGCACCTTAATTAATCCACGATTAGTCTTAGTATGTATATCAAGCACCTTATTTATGTGCTCATACAAGCCCATATCAATGGTTTCTAGGGTCGATAGTTCAATAGTCTCACTCATAGTCTACTCCGCATTAAACAAGCCGTCACGGGCTCGTATACAATCAGCAATAATTTCAAATTTGTGATCAATTTGACCAAATAATTGCTTTGGTTCGTTTGTTTTTACAATTTCATAAAAAATGTTTCCATACTTTATAAAATCACCTTCTCTTACAAAAAGATTTTGATCTTCAGTTAATCTTCTTTTATGAAACTTAACAACAGCCGTTGTTTTTTTGTCTATTGAAATATTATCCATGAACATTGTTTCAACACCACCATATTCTACTAGAGCGTATACTCGAACTGGGGGGAGAAATGTTTTTTCAACTGCTTCACCGTATACTGGATGATAATTTGTATGTTCAATGTCAATTGGAAAATACATAACTTGTTGTCCAACAACCCTTTCAATAACTTCATCGTTAACCTGCTTTACAAGGTTGCGTTCTTTCTCTCCAAGAAACAATGGAGGTGGTGGAGCTTCTGGTTTTTCCCATTTATCATCTGACATTTATTTATCCTACAAATATTCCAAGAGGCGCGTTCTGTACAATCGCATTTTGATTATCAACCATGGTTTTATCTGTCTCGATCAATTTGCTATAAGTGGTTTCATCAAGAATTTTTGTTAGTTCCTCACGAAGAGCAGCTTGTTCTTCCTTTGCTTGACCTAAAAGATCAGACGCGTTAAGATTAACAGTCTCCCCGGGAATTGGAACAACTCCACCAAACTTGCCTCTTATTTGACCGAGGGTCTCTTTTGAAAGCGCCAAGGCAAAGCGCCTTATCCACTGCTTACCAATTGAGTTAATGCTTTCAAAAGGTATGTTTTGGAAGGGCAAGGTGTTCATATTGTTTACGCCATTTTGACCGGACTCAACATCATCTTCAAATGGCGAGTTTGTTTCAATTGTAAATCTAAACCAAAATTTTTGTGGAGATACATTAGTTGGTTTTGGATACAATCTTAATTTGTTATCAATTATCTCATATGAATAGTGAGATGTTCTTGTATAAAGATGATCTTCATAAGCAACAGCTTGTAATTTGTTATGCCAAGCAGGAATTACTTGAAAAGCTGAATCATCGGCGTACTGTCCATAATTATGAAAGTTACCTACGACATTTAAACCACCATAGTACCCATAAAATCTCCACATTTGTTGAGGAGATACATAATACATTTTTCTGATTTTAATTCTTTTATCACCTACAAGGTCTTGGTAGGGCACACCGCTTTCCAAAGCAGAACTACTAACAATTTGTTGTAAGTCGTAGTCTTGTTGACCTGCAATAGTTGTTACTGAGGCAGAGTATATTGGTTCTGTTCCACCAACACCAGCTTCGGTTGCGAACTTATCACCCATTTTGAAAGCATAATCAAATGTAAACTTTGGATATTTAAGTGAAGCGCCATCAGCACCTGCTGTTGTTTCACCCATATGGTCAAAAGAAGCTGTTGGTGAGCCAAGGGCTGAACCTAATGCATTCTTTGCTTGATGTGTATTGACTATATAAGAATATTCAAGACATGCATCTTCGTAAGCAGAAAAAACTGAGCCGCTTGTTAATTCGATATCAAGTACATCTCCGCCTAGTCTTTTAAAAGTAAACTTAACTTGAGCAACAGCACCTGTGACAAAGCCAGCAGAACCACTGTATACTCCTACAGGACATGCGGCAATAATTTGAGAGTCAGCTGGTGCAATTGAATCACTTAAAAGCGAAGAAACATCACTTGGTAGTATAATTGCAGATGTTGTTGATGTTGGTGTTAAAGTGGGTAATGACATACATAGAGCCTCCGTTCCCTTTAAATAGTTTTAGACAAAAGAAAAGCCCCAAGCAATTGGAGAGCGAGGGGCGAGAGCGGAGGACTAACACATATGCGTTAAGTATACTAAGTAATTAGTCTATTCCTCTGAAGAAGCCGCTTTTTTCTTTGCAGCTTCGGCTTTTTTCTTAGCAGCGGCTTTTTTCTTAGCTTCATCGGCTTTACGCTTTGCTTCGGCTTCTGCTTTGCGTTTAGCTTTTCGCTTCTGTGTTCTTCTTTTGTTAATTAAAATTGCAGACATTATTAGAATCCCCAACTAGTATCATAACCACGAAGGATAATCAAAAGTTTTCCAGCTGTGTATTGAGCACCAGGATTAAGATCAGCACCAGTCAAATAAAGAGCTTTTGTATCAACATCAGTTAAAGCAGGAATAGCAACAATTTCCGGATCAGAATTATCTAAATCCTCATCCATTGTTGGAACAATGTGTCTGTCGCCTTCAACAATATTTCCACCACCTGCTAGTAAAACAAGGTCCGGAGTAGCGATGTTAGTTCCCAATTTATTACCGGCAGCAAATGTCTCAAATACGACATCAATATCTAGTGTTCCACCTACAGGCAATTCAGTACAGATAATTTCAGCTTCAAAAAGTCTACCGTGAATGCTGTTACTCCACTGTAGTAGATGCGCACCTTCAACTGCCGCAGCAAGCGCATTAGTTTCAACAGCAGCCGGGTTTGCTCCTGATGTGTCTGTTGTGGCACCAATTACATCCTTATCAGAATCTGCGGAAAAAATAGCAGATCCCGCTTTTCCTTGCAAATCAACTAAAATTTGAGTCTCAATGACACCGCCAAACTTAAACATTTTGTGTGATACAATAGCGTCTTTAATGCCTAAACCTGCTTGATTAGAACTATCAAGCTCAGCAGCACCTCTTTTCATCATTGCTTGGAGCCTTTGTGCTCCTAATCTTCTATTTCCCATAATATTTTTCTCCTTTTTAAAATTATGGACCTGTTTTCTGGTCAGTTTCTACCAGCCCCATTCCGGTAGAGACAGTGAGCAGGGGCCTCGCTCAAAGGAGACCAGAATTCAAGTCGTAGTAAATAGTTTTCAAAAATAGAAAAGCCCCAAGGAAAATCCAAGGGGCTCTTATGGTGATTGCTCACTAATCAAAGATTAGGAAGAACCTTCTTCACCTAAAAGACCACGAACAATTACAAGACCGTACATATCAGGACGAACCATCTTCTTACCGTATCGAGTCATTACGCCTTTACGTGGCACAAAGTCTTCGACACCGAAGATTGTAGGTGTTGTTTGTAGTGGAACGTAAGGAGCATACACGTATCCTGATTCTAAGAAAGAACCGCCTTTACGTCCAACAAGAATAGCATTTCTTGGGAAGTAAGGGTCAACGATGATGTCAAACTTACGAGAAAGAGAACCAACCTTAACGGCACCAATGGTTCCTTTGTCAGCATCAGCTGTAACGTTAGCACGATATCCAGAGGTAAACTCTAAAATGTTAGCAACTTCAGGAGAGCAAACAATGTAGTTAGCTCCACCACGAAGTGTCTTCAAGTGGATTTGTGCAGAAACGTCATTAATGGTTTCGATAAGAGTTTCGTACCATTCTGAAACTGTTCCTGTAAAGTCAGGAGCAGCAGATGTAGCACCAAGCTCAGCACCAGTCAAACGATTAACAAAAAGACCAGGTGAACGAGACCAGTAGTATGTTGCAGCAGTTGCACCATTTACAAGATCAGCAAGAAGTTCACGGTCAATTTCCAAAGCAATTTGCTCAGAAAGAATAGAGGTAAGCTCTACCTCGGCATCAAGGTTATGATAAGCATTCAAATCTTGACCAAGTTCAGGTGTCCATTTAGCTTTTAGCTTTTTGGTTTGAGCAGTGATCGCAATTGAATCAACTTTGATGTCGATTTCTGGCATGTTATCAGCACCTTCAAATGGGAAATTAAATTCATCAATTGTTCCAATCGAAGAGTTACCTGAAACTGAAAGTTGATCTCTAACTGGGAATGTAAGTTTGTTCATCGCAATGTTACCACTGTCTGATGTGGTTCCAGCAGTAACGGTTCCACCAGTGAATACATAACGAACTGCTTTCAAAGTGGTAGCAGCATCAGCAGCAGCAGCCAAACTGGTCAAACGACGAATTTGTGTGATTGCTGCCCCAGCAGCATCAGCTCTCGCTTGAGCTTCAGTTGCATCAAAGATAAATGCAGAAAGGTTATCAAAATCAGGATCACCTTCAGCAGCAACGTGATTTGCCTCTTCGACATCGATTACGATAATACCCTGTGAAGAGTCGGTAATTGCTAGAAGATCTGGATCGTATTGAATTAGCTTAGCATTGGCTTCTGTTACGGCTCCATCAAGAGCGAAAGCAGCCTTAATTTGATATCCGTTCACATCTCCACTAACCGTAGCATTGTTGCTTCCAGAAGGTGAAGAATAAGCATAACCAACTTGTTGACGAGGACCAGGAAGAGTTTCTTTACTAGACCCTACAAGATTAACACCACCGGTTATTTCTGAACCAACTTTGTCTGTACCATAGATCGATTTTGAAGCTGTGTTTCCAAAACGATCAGAAACAGAACCAGCACCAACAATATCATCTGTACCTACTCTTGGTGAATAAACAAAGTCGAGGAAGAAGATCAATCCACTTGGAAGAGACATTGGTTGAACGGAAACAAGATCGTTTGCGATCAATCCAGCAAAAACGCGACGAACGATTGGGAATGCAACAGTTGCAAAACCTTCAACCTGTCCGTTTGACATTGCGTTAGATTCGCGAAGAAGTTCCTTCGCTTGATTTTCTAGAAGACGTGCCATATTGTGCTTGCCTTGTTGGGTATCAATACCCTCAAGAAGTCCGGTAGCTTCCCACTTAGTAAGTAAAGCAGCTCCTTCTTTTTTAAGATCACGATTGACGATGCCTTCTGATAATTTTTGAATTATAGACATATCATTTTCTCCTTTATATTAGTCTATGCCAGCAAGTTTTTTCATTCTCGAAGCAAAAGATTGCTCCTGAACTGTATTTTCTTGCTTGCGTCGTGGCAGATGTGCGGAAAGAACTTGCTTTCTCTGTACCGACTCACTAAGTGATTTTGGACCACGCTCTTTAGGGGTACCCACTGTAGTTTCTTTAAGAGTTTGATAAAGAGTTTTTGCTTCTTTCAAAGTCTCTGCCTTAGCGATGGCTTCAACAATTTTTGATTTTTGTCGCTCATTCAAGGAGGCATCGCGTAAAACTTTATTGCTATATAATAATCTAGCATTTTGTATAACCATTTCTTCTAACTTACCTTTCATGTCATCAAGAACAGTTCTTAACTTTTCTTGTTTGTTTTGATACATGAGGATGGAATTATTTAATTCTCCAACCTGTTTTTCTAATTCCTCAGCTTCTTCTTTATATGCTGAAGATTCTTGTTTTGCCATTGCTAATTCGGCATCGTATTTTCTTGCTGAATTGTCTGTCACAACATGACCATGTTTAACTTCATCAACATCAACAACTAGAGATTCGTCTAAAATCTCTTCATCTTCTTCCTCATCAAGAAGAGATAAAATTTCACTTAATAAATCATCATCGTCTTCTTCTTGTATTCCCTCTTCTAAGAGGCCTTCAAGACCACCCAGTGCATCACCACCAGTTTCTTCTCCAGCAGGCTCAGGAGGCACAGCAGGCTCCTCTATTGATGCATTTTGTGCATCTTGTTCCTTGTCCTCTTTTGTTTTTGCTGCATTTAAAGTAATATCAAAATCATCAGGATTAAATTCATATTCTAAAACAACATCGACATCTTGTTCTTCACTTTCTTCTGGACCAGCAGCCAATGGAGCTCTTACTTCTTCTTGAAGCACTTCTTCATCAGAGTCGTTATTTTCCAACAATGACTCAACAGCAGCTTTGATCTCAGATGAATACTTATCAATTACTGCCTGTTCGGCATTTTTTAATGCAGCTTCTTTTAAAGCTTTTGCATCAACAATTGCTTGTTCCAACATAGATGACATCTACACTCTCCTTTTTTAAATAAACGTTTATCACAATAAATAGTTTAACAATAAAGAAAAGACTTAATCAATAATATAAGATGTTACTATCGTAAAGTTTATATACTTATCTCCATTAGTAGTCCAATTGTTTGTAGGAGTTAAAGTAACAGCATAGATATCTTGAGGTGTGAAATTAGAAGCAGTAAAATTAAAAACACAATTTTTGTTCGCACCAAGATTTGCACTACTTATTGTGACGCTTTCTATTGAGGAACAATGATTGTCAGTATCTACATCATATCCATCCACACCTTCTCCTGCAATTCTAACTTTAGCTGTTAGATTTCCTAGATCTGATAGGTTTGAATTGTTAACACCTCTAACTACTAATTTGTCAACACTTCCACTAAATGGTGGAGCATTTGTGGTATAAAGGTTAGAGCCATTGTAATCATGAAAAATATCATCTGGTAAAAATCTTTCACTAGCATTAGATTCATTAATCAAACAAGCACCATGGTCTACAAGTTTAATAACACTTTTATTATTAGCATCAAAAACATTCCCACCAACTGTTAAATCATTAACTATTGATGTATTTGCAGAACCATCAAAGGTAATAGCTTTATCTCCCGAGTTATCTCGAATGTCATTTCCTCTGATCCTGATATCTCCATTAATATCAAGTTTGTAAGATGGAGAAGCAACACCAATACCAACTTTACCATCTGAACCAGATATAACCATTCTTAATGATCCGCTGGTTTGTAAACCAATATAGTCCTCTCCAAAATCAATCAATGTATCTCTTTGTGTGTCATCTGCTGCTTTTAAATCTCCAATAACTTGAGATCCTTTTGAATATTTATATGACATTATACTTCTCCTTTTCAATAAATAGAAAAAGACCGGACAAAAGTCCGGTCTTCTTTAAGAGCAAAGATAATAATCTTATAAAGAATTCTAAATTAGAATACTCTCCAAGAACCTGAAACAACGTAAACGCACTCAACAGCAGCAAACGGAGATTCTAAGACAAGCGAAGAAACACCGTCGATAGTGTGGTTTGCGTAAGCGTTGATAGTTAGCTTGTTAGTTGTACTACAATCACTACCTGCTTTAATTTTCACAGAGTCACCAACTGTGGGAGCAGAAGCTCCGGGAAGAGTCGATGTGATAGCACCACCGTGAGCACCAAAATAATTAACACCAGCTGCCAGAGCAGAGTTGTCTGAACCGGAAGTCACAGTTGTTGTACCAGAACCAATGTAAGTCTTAAGACGAGACATTGCGCACTTACGGTTAGTTCCACCAGCCCCATTATCAACGATGAGCAAGTCAGCATCAACAAGAGCTTCGCCGATATCAGTTCCACCATCAATTTCAAGAGCAGAAAGAGCAACTTTACCAGCAGTAGTAATTTGGTTTAATTTACTATCAGCAATTGAACCTGCAAGCATGGCATTTTCTATACCACCAGCTGCGACTTGTAACTCGTCACTAGAAATTTCGATAGATACATTATCAACACCAACAGAAAGAACACCGGAAGAATGTGCAAGACCGTTACCAGCAACAGCAGATTGTACTTTTGCAGCACCATTAATATCAAGAACAGAAGTGTTGTTAATCGCATAATCACCACCACTTTGAACATCAAAACCAGCAGTTGAACCACTAACTTTTAAACGACCACCATCAGCAGCAACTGTAAGACTAACGTCCTTATCTAAAGCAGAACCGGAGATATATAAACCAGCGTTAGCATTTGATACACGAGAACCGGCACCAGAACCGTCACCTCTAGCGATTTCAATTAAAGAATCTTCAATTCTTAAGTTAACTGAATCGATAGTTGTGGTTGTTCCATTAACTATTAAGTTTCCACCAATTGTCAAGTCGTGACTAATGTCAACACCACTAGAAGCATCAATGTCTAAAGACGGAGCAGTAATTTGTACTGTTGCATCAGCATCGATATCTAATTGACCATCAGTAGAAGAGTTAATGAAGATAGCGCTGTCTCTGAATTGAATTTTATTATTTTCATCTACTAATACATTTTGTTCAAAATCTATTGCTTCACTGCCGTTAGTAGTAACAAATTTTAAATATGTGTTTCCTGCTTCTGCAAATTCAAGAGCAGAAGGGCGGTTATCTGTTAAAGATATCGTCATATCATTTTCATCAGCTGAGATAGAGTCGATTTTGATATCACCAACGTTTGTAATATCTGAATCACCAGCAGAAAGCCCAGAACTAAATGTACCAGCCTCCTTGAATGTTACGGAACCACTCATAGTAGCAGCCCCTAATTGAAATTTATAAGCCATATTTTAATCCTCCATGAATAATATGTACATAAAACAAGACACATTAGGTGTCTCGAGAATTAAATAGAATCTAGATTTTCTATCGACCTAATAAATAAAGAATTTTGAAGAACCATCTGAATAAATGTTTACTGCGGCGTAGGGCGA